CCATGCACCTTGAGCGTACCGGAAAACAAGACCATAACCCCTCATGGTCTATCAATGTAGAATCTGGAGTACATCATTGTTTTTCCTGCGGGTATAAGGGAACTCTTCTTACCTTAGTAGCAGAGATTAAAGAATTTAAAACTAGCTGGGGTCGTATTGACTTTGATTCCGCTAAAGATTGGTTACGACATAACTCTGAGGTAGATTTTGATTTACTCTCTAAACAATTAGAAAAGATGCGAGATAGTTACATTCCCATTCCTCAGTTAGTAGAGATGAGTGAGGCTCGTCTTGCAGTATTTGATGAGGTACCAGAGTGGGCGCTAGAAGCCCGGGGTCTTACCAAAGAAGCGTGCTTGGATTATGGAGTTGCTTGGGATGTTAAACAAGAAGCTTGGATTACTCCAATTAGACATGCTGATACTGGAAAGCTAATGGGCTGGCAAGAAAAGGGGCAGACCAAAAGGATTTTTAGGAATCGTCCTACCGGAGTTCAAAAATCTACTACTTTGTTTGGGCTAGATGCTTGGAACGGTGGAACTATGGTCATAGTTGAATCTCCTTTAGATGCCGTAAAGCTGGCCTCTTTAAAGTTGAGTCAGGGCGTATCAACTTTCGGAGCTTCAGTAAGTAACAATCAAATTGATTTAATGTTAAAAGCCGACAAGTTAATCCTTGCTTTTGATAACCCAAGCATTGACCCAGCGGGAGAAAAAGCTTCTAAGGACATGCTAGCTCGTAGTAAAGAGGGCGGGTTTGAGTGCTTCTTCTTTAATTATGCCGGTACAGGTATAAAAGACATTGGAGATATGACTGCAGAACAGATAAGCTACGGTATTGAAAAAGCTAAGCATTGTGTTTTTGGCTTAAGTGCTATCTACGGAGACTAAATGACTTTTACAGGAACCCTTCTTCCGTACCAACCGGAAGCAGTTAACGCCATGGTTGGGCGCGGAAAAATGTTGGTCGCATATGATTTGGGGCTAGGAAAGACAGTACTGACGATTGCTGCGCTCGAACTGTTGATGGACAACGGTTCAATCCGGGAGCCTGGTATAGTTATATGTCTTTCCAGCCTTAAATACCAGTGGGAAGACCAGATTAGGAAGTTCACCAATGACACTTCAAACGTTTTGGTCGTGGACGGAACGCCGAAGACTAGAGCAATCCAGTATGGGGAAGCACTCAACTGGAAGCAGTCGGGCGTTGATTACGTCATTCTTAACTATGAACAAGTTGTTAATGACTGGGAATACGTTAGACAACTCCCCACAGGATTCATTGTCTGTGACGAAGCAACCGCCATTAAAAGTTTTAGATCCAAACGATCTAAGTACGTAAAGAAATTAAGTAGCCCGTACAAATTTGCTTTAACCGGTACACCCGTAGAGAACGGTAAACCGGAAGAGTTATACTCTATTATGCAGTTTGTTGACCCTAAAGTATTGGGTCGGTTTGACTTGTTTGACCAAACCTTTATTGTTCGCAATCGTTTTGGTGGCGTAGAGCGTTACCGCAATCTACCCCTATTAAATAAAACTTTATCTACTGCGTGTGTACGTAAACGTCAAGAAGACGCAGATGTGGCGCCTTTCCTACCGGAAGCTATCTTTGCAGAGCCTATCTCAGTAAAGTTTGATCCAGCGGGTAATGCTCTTTATAAACATATTGCTAGAGCATTACTTATTGATTTAGATGAAGCTGTGGATTCTTTTGGTGGCTCTTTTGATATATTTTCTCATTACGACGGGGGACAACAAAACGGTCATATGGATGAGCTACGTGGACGAATAATGTCTAAGTTAACTTGTCTAAGAATGCTCTGTGATCATCCTGATTTAATTAAGCATTCTGGAGAACTCTATGATCCTAATGCAAAAGAAGGATCTAAGTACGCAGCTGAGATCATTAATGAATCTGGGTTGTTTACCGCGTCTTTAAAGTCTCCTAAACTCTCTGTTCTTAAAGAGTACGTAGATGACTTCTTATCAACGTACGCCGGCAACAAAATTGTTATATTTACAAGTTATGTTAAAATGGTAGACATAATCAAAGACAACCTGGGATACCCAGCATCTATCTATACGGGGCAAATGAATGCAAAAGCTAAAGAACTTTCTAAATTGGAATTTCAGACTAATCCTGATTGTCGCATCCTTATTAGCTCTGATGCTGGTGGGTATGGGGTGGATTTGCCTCAAGCTAATCTTCTTATTAATTACGACATGCCGTGGAATGCTGGTCTTGCTGTTCAACGCAATGGACGTATTCGTAGAGCGTCTAGTGAGTGGAAAACGATAGTAATTCAAAATCTTGTTATGTCTGGTTCTATTGAAGAACGTCAACACGACATGCTTGCTCAGAAACTAGCTGTAGCTAATGCAGTGGTAGACGGGGAGGGCATTAATGATAAAGGCGGGGTAAACATGACTGCAGGCACACTTAGGGCTTTCCTAGAGTCCATTACGGTCTAATATTAAGGAATGCCTAACGCTCCTAAGACCCCCACACGTACTATCCGTGTTAACGCAGACCTTTGGGCTGCCGTTAAGTCTAAAGCTGCCCTGGAAAGACGCACCGTAACTGATGTAATCCTAGAGGCCCTAAAGAAATACGTTTCTTCCCCCGAATAGCCCTCAGGTTGCGGTTTGTCAGTGGCTGGGTGTAGTCTCTTCTTTGAGGAGGCTAATATGCCAATAGTAATACCACCAGATAGAGTTCGTGAACATACCGGAGTTCTTAGTAAAGTCCGCCAATTTGTAACTTTGAAGCGTCAAATAGATGATTTAAGTAAAGAGCAATCTATTCTTAAAACTTTTTTATCTGACCTAGTTGATACTGAAGGTGAGCCGGACGATAAAGGTAACCTGTGGTTGCAATTAGATGAAGAGGTTGATGGGTATCGTGCCCTACAACGCCAGCGCCGTGTTTCTCAAAAATTAGACCCGGAAGCTGCAGCAACACTTCTTAAGGCTAAAGGTTTAGATACCCGCTGCTACCAATTACTTCCCGTACTAGATGAGGATGCAGTTATGTCTTGTCTGTATGAAGGTTTGCTTACTGAAGAAGAGGTTGATGCAATGTTCCCTAAGAGCATTGTTTGGGCTTTTGTACCGAGTAAGTCTTGATCTATGCACATGAATGGGAATAAAGATTCAATTGACATTTTCTTTAAAGGTTTAGAGGAGTACTACCCAAACTCAAAGCGTAAGCGCAGAGCGGTAGACCCTAAAGCTAAGGTTAAAGAAACTGTTGTTGACGGTGCTTGGGATTCCGACCCTCAAGTAAAAACCCTGCCCAATGGTAAAGTGATAGAGTTATTTAGTGCGGGCTCCCTAGGAGTTGCATTAAACCGGCCTTTGGTTACACTTAGGTTGTGGGAACGAAAAGGGTATATACCCAAGGCGCCCTACAGATTAAAGTCTGTTATTGTTAGTGGTGTAAAGAAGCCAGGTTGGCGGATGTACAGCAGAGCAATGATAGAAACAACTATACAAAGCTTTCAGTCTAGAAATCTTTTAGGGATTTCAAGGATTGATTGGAATCGACACCCAGATCTTTCAATAGAACTATTGGAAAACTGGACTAAGATTCACTCACAAGAAACAAACTGACCATAAACCAATGATCCATCTACCGAAAGGAACTAACCCAAATGGGAGTTCAATCATTTAAACTAGACACACCAAATGTTGACACTTACATCGTCGACGCAACTCCAGAGACAAATTCATTTGTAGTTGAAAATGAAAACGAAATTCCTGCACATTCCTCAGTTATTCAAACTGGTTGGGCTGCTGCTAAAAAAGCTGTGGACAAGTCAAAAGAGACTTTTACTACAGACTTCCGTTTTACAGAAGAACCACAACTTATTAAGTTTATCTCTTCTGACCCAATGTCATTTATGCAACACTGGATTAACCGTACTGGTAAGAAGTCTTTTATCAGCATCGGAGAGGGTGATCCTCTAATCGCAGTGGGAAGCAAACCAGATCAGAAGTTTGCATTCACCGTAGTTAATTTTTCTGCAGAAGCTCCTCAACTTCAGTTAATGATTGTTGGAGTTCGTCTTTGCACTCAATTAGAGAAGTTGGCAAACTCTAAAATTACTGGTCCACTTAACCGTCCGGATATGTACTTCTCAGTATGTAAGTCTGGCGTAGGTCTTAAGACTATCTACACAATTACTGCTGTAAAAGAGCGAGATATCGCAGATGAGTGGCAGTTAGATCCTGTTAAGTTGGCTGAGTTTGTTCACCCAATGAAACCTCTTGGTACAGAAGCACTACACACTTCTTCAAAGGCTGAGCTTCAAGAAATTGCTAGAGAGATTGCCTCTTCTCTATAGCCTCGTAAATACTAAGAACCTACTCGTTAACTCCTTTTCAAGTAGGTTCTTAGTATTTTTAAAATCTTAGGTTTCCCCCTCCTTTTCTAAGATTTTAGTAAGTTTATAATGGGAGGCGAAACTCAAGGAGATTTATATGAATGTTATAACTACTCAAGAACAATTAGATGATTTAATTAAGTATTACGATGGCGTAGATGCTTTTGCATTTGACGTTGAAAGCGTAGGAGATCATCGCGGAGATCCTAGACAAAACATAGTTACTTGGATTTCATTAGCTACTTATGACCGGGTTGATGTAATTCCTATGGGTCACCCAAATGGTGAGTACCTTCATACAGATTACCCGATGCTACCTTCCGCACAGATTCGTGTGGATAAGGGTTCTGACCTGCGTCCTTCTGACTATAGTAAAGACGAACGTAAGGCTACTAAAGTCTTTGGCCCCCCTCCCCCACAGCTAACTGCTGGAGAAGTATTTAAGGCTCTTAAGCCTTTACTTAACAGCGACAAGGTAAAGGCTGGACACAACCTTAAATTTGATTTAGAAAGCGTTGCTAAGTACATCGGTGGGTTACCTACTCAACCCTATGCTTGTACTTTAAATGCTTCTTTTATTTTAGACAACCAGAATAGAAATAGCCTTGGCCTAGACGATTGCTTAAAGCGGGAGTTTGGTTACGAAATGGTTAAGGGCGTAGGTAAAGAAGTAGAGAAGTATAGCTTTGATGAGGTTGCCTCTTACTCTGCGTTAGATGCGGAGTGGACTTGGAAGCTTTGGTTAGAACTATCACGACGATTAGATGTAGATGGTTTACGAGGTATTTTTAACCTTGAGATGGACGTACTAGATGTTATTTGTAACATGGAGCTGCGTGGAGTTCCTATTGATGTTGAGGCCCTGTCTAATCTTAAGGATGATTTAGAGCTGCAACTAGAGACTACTAAAGCAAACATCTATCGTGTAGCAGGCACAGCATTTAATATTAATAGCGTTCCTGAAAAACAACGCATACTGTTCACCCCAAAGAAAGATGGGGGCCGGGGAGTAAAGCCTAAGGTTTTAACGCCTGCTGGGCAAAAGCGTGTAGACGCTGGTAATGCTCCAACCGTTGCAGACTTCTCAGTCTCAGAGCCTGCGTTAGAAATATTTAGGGGTAAAGATGATCTTGTAGATGCTCTAGCTTCTTACTCAGATCTTAATAAGCTACTAACTACTTACGTAATTCCTTATCTTGGTGGAGATATAACAAGAACCCTACTTGGTAAGTCTAAGACTGTTGTTAAAAAGAGTCTTCTTCTTAACGGCAAGATCCACACTGATTTTGTTCAGTACGGGGCAGAAACTGGTAGGTTTAGTTCTAGAAACCCAAATTTACAGAATGTTCCCGCACCGGATACCGCTAATGGTAAAGCCATTAGAAATCTGTTTATTGCTCCAGAGGGTTACTCACTAGTGGTAGCAGATTACAGTCAGATAGAACCTCGGGTTATTGCTTCTTTTAGCGAGGATAGAATTATGTGCACTGCCTACTTAAACGGGGAAGATATCTATACAACTATTGGAAAGACAATGGGCGTAGACCGTAAAGCCGGTAAAGTACTTGTGCTTTCTTTAGCTTACGGAGTAGGTCCAGATAAGATCTCTTCTTCTATAGGCTGTTCTATTACTGAGGCTAGGGACTTACTAGATGAGTTCGTAGCTAAATTCCCAGCCGTAGCTAGGTACAAGAGATCAGTAGTTGCTGAGAGTCGTACACAGGCTCCTATTCCCTTTGTTAGTACGCTTCTCAAGCGTCGTAGATACCTTCCAGATCTTCGCTCCAATGAAGTGTGGAAACGCTCTAGAGCGGAGCGTCAAGCCTTTAATACGGTCATCCAGGGGTCGGCAGCTGATCTAATTAAAGTTGCTATGATTAGGGCGAGTCGTATGATTCCAAGTGAGGCGGGGTTGGTACTAACAGTGCATGATGAATTAGTAACCCTTACTCCTAACCATTTAGCAGAAGAAACTGCAGAGCAGATTAGAGCCGCTATGGAAAACATCAGTGCTCTTAAAGTCCCGTTGTTAGCCGATATTACAACTGTCAAGCGTTGGGGAGAAGCCAAGTGAAGCTTTGGAAACGTAAGCGTAAAATAGATACTTCATCTATTCTTCAGGTACCTCTTGCCGTATTAATACGGGAGGTTATCTATGACACCATGCTCACTCCTACGGAACAAATTGCCGTAGCAATGGGTTTACCACCAATTTCAGATGAAGTAGCACAGATGGAAGAAGAAGCTAGTCAAATGCGTTTGCAGTCTTTTTCTCCTTTGCTTCCTTTTATTGACACGCACGCAGATATAGTGGCAAAGATTGCTACCTCTGCCTACACCTTAGAAGAGTTAAATACAGTCAGCTTTGCAGAACAAAAAGACTTTGATGAGCTTACTAAGCTCTTTAGATTAGTTGCTCTATCCTCGTCCCTGTCTTGCGTATCCACTTTATTTAGTCTAGGATTAATTGAGTCGAGAGTAGGTAATGATGGCTGATAATAACTGGTGGGCTAAGAAGTTAGGTAATCCTGGACTTAATACGTCTGCGACTCCCCCCACAGCTCCCTTAAGTAACTTGCCCTATGCACCTCAACAACAGCAACCCAACACACGTGTTGCTTACGATCAAAACGCAGATCAATTAGTTTCTAAAGCGCAGAGTTCTCGGGACATGGAACGTTGCCCTGGATGTATGTCTGGTAACTATATGGCCCCAGTAGGCACACAACGTAAGCGTTGTTATGACTGCGGATATCCAATTGTTCAGGCTGGAACAGGTGTAGGTGGTACCGGACAGGGTGGCTCATCAATTGCAGCTAAACAGCCTAACCAAACCGGAGGATTTAATCCAACAACAATCATAGGAAGAGTTGAATAATGTCTATTAACGCAGAAGCATTAAGAGTAGTAGCAGCGATTAACAAAAAAGTTGGCGCTGGTACCGTAGTTCTTGCTAGCCAAGTTAGAATGCCTGAACGTATTCCTACCGGATCTTTAACCTTAGACGTTGTCTTAGGTGGAGGATGGCCTATGAACCATTGGGTAGAAATTGTTGGCGAGGCTTCTCATGGCAAGACTGCTATCGCTCTTCGTACTATTGCTGTTAATCAAGAAAGAGACCCAGACTTTACAGTCGTATGGATTGCTGCAGAAGCTTTTGATACTGGTTACGCCAAGATGTGCGGAGTAGATACTGATCGCGTACTTCTTGTAGAGACTAACAGTATGGAAGATGCTTTTGATTCTGTTATTAAGTTTATGGAAAGCAAAGCTATTGACATGGTTGTAGTTGATTCTCTCCCAGCTTTAGTTCCTGGAGCAGAAGATGAAAAAACTATGGAAGAGTTTACTGTTGGTCGTGGAGCACAACTAACTAATAAGTTTTTTAGAAAAGTAGCTTCTGCTACAAAAAGAGATCTAGTTGAGGTTGAAAGACCAGTACTGGGAATTATGATTAATCAGTATAGAATGAAGATTGGGGTTATGCACGGGGATCCTCGTACAACTCCGGGAGGTCTTGGTAAGGATTATGCCTACAGCATTCGATGTGAGGTTAAAAGAGATGACTGGCTAGAGGTAGGTACAGGCCAGGAAAAGCGTCGTATAGGTCAGACAATTAGAGTCCGAACTATTAAAAACAAGACTTTTCCCCCTCAACAGGCAGCTTATTTGGACTTTTACTTTGCTGAAGGTGGTCCTATTGATGCCGGAAACTACGATACCGGTAAGGAAATAGTTGCTTTGTCTATTCTTAACGGGATTGTTGAAAGACGTGGCGGATGGCTGTATTATGGAGACCGTAAGTGGCAGGGAGCCCCTGCCTTTATCGACTCTCTTAGAGAAGAGATAGAATTACGTGCAGAGGTTAGCGCAGCAGTAATGGATACGCTCAAAACCAATCCAATACTGGTAACCAATGTCGAAGAGTGAGGGACAGAAAGAATCTCTTAAGCATGAGAAAAGATTAGCTAAAAAGTTAGACGGCGAACGCAGCGCTGCTTCTGGAGCTTTCTGGTCTCGTAAAGGAGACGTACGTAGTGACGATCTTTTGATTGAACATAAGTGGACAGGTAAAAAGTCCGTGACTATTCAATCATCAGTATTAAAAAAGATTACGACAGAAGCAATTCTTGACAGCAGAATCCCAGTACTTGGGCTTCATCTTGATGGCGTGAATTATGTAGTTCTAGGGGAGGAAGATTTCTTTGAACTCAGAAATTCAATTAGAGGTGAATAGGTGTCAGATTCTAGAGACCCCTCGTGGTCTTGGAGGTATAAGGCTAAATGTCGTGGAGAAGATACAGAAATGTTTTTTCCACCTAGAGACAAAGCTTTATACAAACCCATTGCAGATCAAGCTAAGGCCATCTGTTGGGGTAAGGACGGACGACCTCCGTGCCCAGTTCGCAAAGAGTGTTTGAAAGAAGCTATACTAAATGATGAGCTACACGGCATCTTTGGGGGCATGTCCCACAGAGAACGCAACGCATCTCAACGTAAGTATAAAAAACAAGGTCTTACTTTAGACCAATGGCTTAATAAAGGGGATAAGTATGGGGAAGCCAAAGACACTAGCGAGTAAAGAATTAAAGTCTTTCTTATCGGCTAGTAAACGAGTAACACGTTTAATGGGCTCTGTCGAGAGGCATTTACTTTCTAAACCCTTTGATTCTAGAAACCAAGAAGTACTCCACCCATCAGACATTATTAAACCGGAGTGGTGCTTACTTGCTTCTTACCACGCTTTAAACGGTAACTACATAGAGACTCGTGAGAAGCCTTCTTTGCGCTTAGCTTCTATTTTTGCTGAGGGTCATACAATCCACGCTAAATGGCAGAATTGGCTCAATGAGATGGGCGTTCTTTACGGTAAGTGGTACTGCAGTACTGATAACGCAAATACTTGGGGACTATCTACTGAAGTAAACAATGGTCCTAGCATCTACGAGTACGCTGAAGTTTCTTTAAAAAGCGATAAACATAGAATTTCTGGGCATGCGGATGGCTGGGTAAAAGGTCTTGGAGAAGATTTTCTTATTGAAATCAAGTCAATAGGTGCTGGCACCCTTCGCTTTGAAGCTCCCGCCCTTCTTGCACAGTCTGACGGTGACCTAGAGAAAGCTTGGCGTAACATCCGGGCTCCCTTTAGAACTCACCAATTACAGGGCCAGGTATACCTGCATTTAACACACTTAATGGTAGAAGAGGGACTCCTTGAGTCTGCTCCCAATGAGATTGTGTTTATCTACGAGTTAAAGTCTAACCAAGACTACAAAGAGTTTGCTGTTCAGTACAACCCGGAATTTACTAAAGCCATCTTTGACAAGGCTTTGGACCTAGCTTGGGCGGTTGACAATAAGCGCCCACCTATGTGTAGTATTGATCCTGTAAAGGGATGCACACGCTGTGAACCATTTAGAGTAGGGGAGGACAATGATGAGTCCAATTGAGTTAAGGGCTGCAGTTGCTAGTAGTAAGGCAATTGCTGATCTAAAAGAACAAGGATTAGTAGTAAACGAGGGGTATGGTTATAACGCACCTTCTCTACCATCAGATATTACTGACATGGTTGAAGAGCACGTTATGGATCTGTACTCTAAATATGTTGCTTATCTAGAGTTTATTAGTTTACAGCGCTGGTGTGCTGAAGTAGATAAAGTTGAAGCTGAAAAAAACCTTAGTTTAATTAAAGCTAAGAAAAAGTTAGAGTTAAAGAGCTCCGGTAAAGCGCTTGCTATGATAGACGCTGAAATTGAAGTTGATTCAGATTACCAAGAAAAAGCTAACACCCTACAAGAATTAACAAACTATCACGGGTTAATTAACATTATCTCAGAGAGGCTGTCTAAAGATATCTCCCTTATTAATCGAGAAATTACTAGACGAGTTAACATTAATAAATCTGTAGGTCGCAATACTTGGTTGACGCCATGAGCTACGAACAACTATCTTTATTTACCGATGAAGAATTAGGATTACCCAAGGGACCTACTGGTTGGCCAGGGTATGAAGTAATTGGACTTACCGGGTACGCACAGTCCGGTAAAGATACCGTAGCTTCTATTTTAGTGGGGAAGTACGGATACACCCGTATTGCTTTTGCAGATAAAATTAGAGACTTCTTATACGGCATAAATCCAATGGTCGCTTGCAGCCCTACAGGTTACTTACAAGATTTAGTAAACCTTGTTGGTTGGAATGAGGCAAAGCAAGAGCCACAGGTTCGTAGGTTGCTTCAAGATCTTGGCATATCTGCTAGAGAACTTATTGATGAAAACATCTGGGTTACCTCTGCACTTGGCAAAATAAATGTTGGTGAGCGTGTTGTAGTCACAGACGTTAGATTTGAAAACGAAGCTATGATGATTAAACTTATGGGCGGTCAACTATGGCGTGTAAAGCGTGTCGGGGTTGGTCCAGTTAACGACCATGTATCTGAGTCTGAATTAGACGGGTATAAAGTTGATCAGATTTTTGTTAACAATGGGTCTATTGAGGATCTAACTATGTTAATTCAAACTAGGATGCGCAATGCCTTCCCAGAGTAGAAAACACCGTGGCTATAGATCTCAAAAAGTTGTTGCCAATTACCTTGCAGAGCACGGGTTCCCATTTGCGGAATCCACGGGTGCCGGTAGACCAGGAACTGATATCACCGGTACTATTGGTATTGACTGGGAAGTAAAGGCTCGTAAAGACTTTTCTCCTAGTGCCACCATAAAGCAGTTAAAAGAACGACATAATGGAAAAGATCTTCCCGTAGCAGTACTGCGCCTTAATGGGCAAGGTGAGACTACAGTGGGAGAATGGGTTGCTATGCTACGACTTGAAGATTTTGTTAAACTCCTACGAGAAGCTGGGTACGGTGAAAAAGATGCCTAAATATGACTTTACTTGCACATACTGCGATACTACTGTAGAGATACACCAAGTTATAACTATCACCGACCGCCCAACTTGCGACAAGTGCGGGTACTTTATGGTTAAGGTCTGGACCCCTCCTGCAGTTCATTTTAAGGGTGGTGGCTGGGGAGGCCAATAAACTCTCTGTTTAAGCGTACTGACGCTGATATCTAACGTACCGTTTTCCTTTATAGGGCGAATTCAACTCGACACCAAAGGACTACAAACTCGTGATAGAAAAAGATAAAGAGACAGAAGAAAAGTTCCTCCGCGTAGGCGCAGGTTCTAATGCACAATCTGTGGGTTCTGCAATTGCCCACGCTTTATATGAATCCCCCCAAGTTAAGCTTCGTGCGGTAGGTGCATCTGCGGTTAATCAAGCCGTAAAAGCAATCGCTATAGCTAGAGGTTACGTAGCTCCAAGAGGGCTAGATTTAACTTGCCGACCTGGGTTCACAACCGTTGACTCAAGAGACGGACAAATTTCCGCGATAGTCTTTACTATTAACGTAAGTTAAGATACTCTTAACTTTAAGAGATCTCTAATCATAGATAGGTACCCACAATGGCAAAGTCTTCAATCCCTAGTCCTGACGAGGCACTAGCAGGTATGGCAAAGCAAGGTCGTACGCCTATGGGCAAAGAGGGAGTTAGTTTTACATCTCCTTCTGCGTCACCAAAGGCTGGAACACTCATCCCAAAGAAGAGTGGAAAATCAGTAGACCCTTCAGCACAACCAAAAGGAACTCGTCCAAATGTTCCTTACAGTTCATCTTCAGAACGCAATGGAGCTAGTTACGGAATTAAGGGAGCCCGCTATACAAAGCAGACTGACCCAGCAGCCGGACTAACCCAAGCAAACGGACGTATTATTCAAGGAAAGTTAAACCGTAGTCGCGCTAATTACGACGAGGGCGCAAGCACTTCTTACTAATTTGGTGTACCATTAATGCTAGACCCTGGTACGCCAGGGTTTAGTATTATTACTTCGGACTACTAGGGGGCCTCACATATGTTAAATACGCTATATACAGAAGCTAAAACTATACAAGCCACTGCAGTAAATAATTGCATTGTTGGCCAATGGGGTTTAGGACTTTCCCCCGAAGATCAAGTTGCCTTTGATAACTCTTTAAATGACGCAGATTTTTCATCCAGAAACTTATTAGCACTTTATAAAAATGCAGGTGCTTCTTTTGGACTTACTTCATTACTATGTCATAGAAATGGAGATTGCGGATGTCGTCGTTAGGAGAATCATATAACGCTGCTAGAGATGCAGCTGACGTATCTACAGGACTTAACTCTATTGAGAAGTTACTTAAGAACAATAACTTAAGCGTTGAAGATATTGGTAAGATAACTAAAGTTAGTTTATCTAATAACCCAGATGACACTCGAATTATTCTTTCTCCTAAGTGGGAAAGCGGACCTACTTGGCAACCGGTACAACAAGCCGCACCAACTGTTGTAGCACCTAAGGTTCGTACAGCATCCCTCATTAGCAGTGATTGGAAAGTTGCTGTAGCTTTACCAGATCCACAGATAGGTTATCGTAAGTATGAGGATGGGACATTAGATCCTTTCCATGACGAAGCCGCTATGGATATCGCTTTACAAATCGTTGGGTTAGACCATGGTCACCCACTTGCTCAAGTTATTAACTTGGGAGATTTTTTAGATTTGCCTATGTATGGTACTTATGAACAAGAAGAAAACTTCGCTCATACCGCACAACTGGCGATAGACCGAGGACACCTCTTCTTAGCACAGCAACGTGCTGAGGCTGGAGATGACGCCCGTATTATCCTTTTAGAAGGTAACCACGATAAACGTTTAACTCGATTTATAAATAACAATGCCGCTGCAGCATATGGAATCAAGGCCGCAAATATGCCGGACTCTTGGCCCGTACTTAGCCTTAATAACTTACTTCGCCTAGATGAACTTAAGGTCGAATTTATTGATGGCTATCCTGCAGCGTCGCATTGGATTAACAAGCGTCTTCGTGCTATACATGGAGATAAAGCTAATAGCAATGGATCAACAGCAGCGTCTTATACAAATGCCCATCCAAACATTTCTACATTATTTGGCCACAGCCATCGTATGGAACAGCAATCTAAAACTATATTTGACCGTGATCAAGCTATTAAGAGTGTTGCGTTTAGCCCAGGATGCTTATGCCGTGTAGACGGAGCAGTTCCTTCTGTAAAGGGCGGAGTAGATGGTAAGGGTCAAGCCTTGCAATACTTTGAAAACTGGCAGCAAGGAGTAAGCGT